ATACACCGTGTGATTCGCAGTAGTAGTCTCTCAATATAGCCATAGTTACCCTCTAAGTGCTTCCTGTAGGTCAATTTCACTGTAATCATGGCGGTTGACCATTCCAACCTTGATTTTTATGCCGTCTGGCGTAACTTTTAGCCCCATTCCAGGCATCATGGCGGGCTGTGACTCCCGCCTGTACTCCACAAAGCGGGTGTTGTCTTTGCGGCGCATGACCTTCACGTTGCCCTCTTTCCACTGCTGATAGGCTTTGCTAACCCGCAACTGCATCATTTCGGTCTGTGGATAAATCCTGTGGACAAATACATCATAGAACTGTTGCTTACTTATGCCCGCAAGTTCGCAAAACAAGGCTATAGAGATGCCTCTATCCTGGTCTTTTACAAACCGCTTCATCTGCCGGAACAATTCTTGTTTGGTTAAAGCCTTCACGACCCGTACATTCCTATCTTCTTAAGGTAGTTGCTGACGTTAGTGGCTGTGGATAACTCTTCTGCTGACCGCATTTCTTTCATAGCACTAATCTCACGGGTGAGCTTGGCAGCTATTAGGCGGGGCTGGACTTGCTCTGCAAAGGCTACGCAGGCCAGCGCGGCAGCAATCACCCTATCATCCTTGGCTCTGCCAGGTGCGCCTATGAATCCGTTCTCACGCACGATGGTCTTCATCTCTTCCAGCAAGTCCATGCTGAACACGTTCATCATCCCGCGCTCAAAGTAGTCCTTATAGTACGCCAGCATACGCTCTTTGGTGCTGCTGGTGGTCAAGTACCCCATGCTGTTGCCAGGGCCGCCAAGGTTGTCATTCCTGCGCCAGAGGTAGTTCTGCATGTTGCCCAGTACGTCCATCAAGTCTTTGCCCATGACGTTGCCCATGCTGGCTGCTGTCCGGCGCAGCGTCCTGATTTCGTTGATGACCGCCTGCCCAGGGCCGTTGACCTCTAGGTTAAGGGTAGAGTTCTTGTAGGCTCCGGCAAGGTGGGCAATCACCCAAGCAAACTGGTAGGTGTTCATTTCGCTGGTAGCAAACTCTGCCACCTGGTCTAACCCGTTGGCATACACCCTAAAGACCTGGATGCAGAAGCGGTCTGCCCAATCAGAGGAGCCGTAGGCAGGGTCAGCACCGATGACGTAGTAGGCGGCATCGTTAGGCTCTTCCCAGATACGCAGTGTACCCAGCCGCTCTGTAGAGCGCATAACTTCCGTGTCTTGAAAGTTCTGCCCAAAAATGTAGCGGTAGCAGTCAGGCAGATTCTTCTTGGCTTCCTTGGCAGCGTCTGTGCAGCGGCTGCTGGAGAAGAAACTAGTGCCTGTCATCACAAAAGCGTAGTCCTCTGTAGGCGGAAACTCTTGGTACATCAGGGATTCATCCTTGATACCTTCCAGCATCTTCCACCGCCACCAGGCCATCTGTCTGGAATTGATTTCAATTCCGTACATCTTCTTGATGTCCTTCGTCCACTCACGTTCTTCTGGGCTTAACTTGCCATCCCAGTAGACCTTATAGATGTTGCTGTCCGCAGGAACAGAATAGTATTCATTACGCCACCATCCGCAGAAGATGGCACGCTGGGTCTTGGCAGACTTGGCGGTCTTGTACATGTCGTGGAACATGTTGAAGCCCTGGGCGGTACTCTCAAACATGTAGAGACGCTCTGGGTTCTTTTCTGCCAGCGAGGCTATCAGGGAAGCCAGACCTTCTTCGTTGCCCCAAGAGGCTGTCTCTGTGCCGTGTAGATAAGTGATAGCTTTACCCTGCCCCAATCGAGACTTGTTTCCCGCAATTTGGTAGAAGATTCGGCTTCGGTTCTTAAGAACCATCTGGTTCCTATTGTGGGCAACCAACGGAATCTTGTATTCTTTGGGTAACCCTTCCATATACATAGCGAGAGTAGAGCGGAACATGTCTCTGTTCTCTTCTGTATCTGCAACCAGAGTGCCTTGCCACCCAGGGTGTGTGAACTGCCAGTAAAGGTCAAGTGCCAAGCTGACAGTGGTAATGCCCAACTGACGGCCCTTGAGGATGACAAAGAAGTGGACATCTTGCGCTAACCCTTTCTGTATTTCTTCCATGACATACGTCTGCGTCCCCAGCAGCTTGCCCATCTTCTTGAGACCTTCCTCCTTGGTCTCAATCTTCAGTTCTGAGCAAAACTTGTAGAACTTCTGTAGGTCAAATTTCATCTTCTAACCTTGTTGCTACCGCAATCAACCGCGCACCAAAATACGCTATGTGGTAATTGGTAGCTTTGTCAGAAACCCAGTGCATGGAGTCTTCTTCATCAAACCAAGCAACAACGTAAGGCCGTCCAGCAGGCACGTTGTCAACAGGGCGCAAACCAACAACCTTGGGTTCTTTTTCTTGGTTCATTTGCGCGGCTTGTCTTCAAAGACAACATCTCCGCTGGGCGCTACCAGCTTGTTGCCTTTCCAGGTTGGCGCACCAGACGCAGCCCACTGAGACTCTGCACTAAACGATTCATGGTACGGAGTCTTGTAAGTGTCTGGGTAGTGCAAGGACTTGGTTGTGGTGTTCATAGCGGCTTTGGGGGCATCACCCTTCTGCAACGACTGGTAGTAGCCACGCATGTCGTAGTCAGGATATTTATCCTGTGCGTTAAACGGAACCTTGTTAGCCTTGACCCAATCCATAAACGCCTTCTCTTTTTCTGGCGGCAGTTGGGTCATTTGTTTTTGCCAATCAGGCTTTGCATACGCTGCATTACGTTTGAGCAAATCCTCGCGCATCTTTTGATAACGCTGTTGCTCAATAAGGTTCATCATCTCTTCAGAGGTAGCCATGTCATTTCCTTGTTAGGGGACGATACGTCCGTGGTACGGTGCTTTGGTGGGAATCAGGAATTCTGTAGACAGGTTGTCCTTGACAATGCTGTCACAGGTGTTCACAAACATCTGGACGTTCTTATCCATACGACCCTGGTACAGGTGGTACACACCTTCCTCAAAGTGCGTGCCTATGCCGTACAACCCGTAGGTATGCAGCCGCCACGCGCCTTCCTCCGGCTCTGCTGTCCAGTGGGTAGGAAACAAGGTCTTGTAACGTAGCCCAGCCATCTCTGCGGCGTAGCACACGTTCTCTGCCACATCACTCTGTTCTGTCTCCGAAAAGGTGGGCTTCCGCAGTTCTAGCCACGCATCACGCCACATAAAGAAGAAAGCAGGCGCAGCAAAGATATGGGACTTGGGCCAGATGTGGTTACTTGCCTGCGCTATGCCCACAAACGATTCATTCTGGGCAGCCCACGCTGCCGCTTGGTTAACAACGCCTGGGTTGGTAGGAACACAGTCGATGTCTAGAAAGCCAACAACGTCCGCAGTGCTGTTGTCCATAACAATGTCCATCCACTTGCCGTGCGGGGTCTGTGTCATGTGGTACGCCACATTCAGCCCTAAGTGCTTACATGTATTGGTGTGTGCCTCCACCATTTTTACGTTGGTGTTGGGCCAGGCAAGGGTGTGTATCTCTATGTTCATGCTGTTGCTTTCAGTTCTGCGTACTTCTTAATTTGCGGCACACCGTTCTTGAGTAAAACCACCTTGCTGTCATCAGGAGGAACTTCCCCCGCCTGCTGGTAATGAAAGGCCAGGGTGGTAGGGTAGTTGACAGTAGCTTTCATAGACCGCGCTATCTTGACCCCTGAGTCCTGCACGGCTTTCCAGAAGTATCTGTCCCCTATGTACCCGTACTCTCGGGGCCGAAAACCCCACTCCTTGCACAGCGAGAATGTTTCACGTGAAAGCAAGAAACAGTTGGTGTCATTCCAGTGGACACCATTGCTCTCAGTATCCACGCCCATCTGTGTCCCGTCCATCCTCCACAGAACGCGAGGACAGGTTACCACCTTCGCCTGCGACTGTTGCATGACCTCCACCATAGTAGCTATGTGGTCAGGCTCAAACCAGCAGTCAGCATCCAGCAAGCAGATAGCGTCAGCACCCTGCACACTAGCTACCGACAGACCTACTATCCTGGGCGTGTTGCCAGAGTCATTGCAGTTGGGCAGAGAGATGTGGACAACATCCGCACCCTTCTCAAAAGTCTGTACAGGATGACCGTCTGCCACCATGTAGTGAACAATGTCGCAGTGGGTCTGCTTCCGGACACTACGCCAGCAACGCTCCAACACGGCTATAGGTTCTTTCCAATAAGGGGTGACAACTGCTACTCTCATGCTTACTCCTTTACAGGTTCGTAGGTCATCTCAAAGATGTCAGGCTTGCAGGGATAGTGTTCGCCCTTTACGCCAGTGATGATGTAGTCGCCAGGGGTGACGATATGACCACCCTCAAGAGTTTCAATCCAATAAATATGCATACCGTTCATTTTGTACTCAACCACCTCTGGATGGTCGCCTATGTTGAACCACTGCACGGCATCAATGACCACGGGCTTTTTGCGGTACTTCATGCTTACTCCTCATAGAACGTCTCTGTGTCTTTCACACGGCGCATGTACTGCTTGATACGTACATCCGATTGTTTACCGTATAGCTTCTCTAGCTTGGTTAACTGGGCGGCTAGAAACTTGTCTGCCTGCGGCTTCCCGTAGGTACGCTTGGCAGCAAAGTAAGAGTGCAGCAACACCCTAGCCTCTGCCATCTCTAGCTGTACTCTGTCTGACATGTCAGTCACGGATGTAGTCCAGCAGTACCTTGCAGGCTGCTATCTCCTTGTCGGTGTGACCCTCCTCCAGCACGTTGTCCAACATGTCCTGTAGGTACTGGGCCACAAAGTCATCCATACCCTGCATGAAGCTCTCTGTGAGGTCTATGCTAATAGGGATGTTGAGGGTTATCTTCTTAGTCTTCGGCATTTGGTTTTCCCATCCAATCCAACAAGGCTAGGCAAGCCTCTTGTATTTCGCGGTCACTGTCCCAGTCCGCAAGACCTTCCTGTATCTGCTTCAACCTAGCCCGCACAATCTGGTCTAGCACTTCATCAGCAGCAGTGTTTTGTTCAAACTTGAGAAGTATCTTGTGAGTCATGCCATCCTCCATACTCTGATTAAGTCACCTTCTGTCCTAGCTACAAACACACGCTGTAGCCGCTTACCAGCCCTGTAGTTGGCATTCAGCACCTTCGCCCTAGCCTCCACAGGCACGGTGAAGGAATCCCCTATCTCCATGTCCTCATAAGGGTAGGCATACACCACCCTGGGCTTCGGCATAGCAATACCGCTTTCTCTCTCTATCGCTTGC